ATGTCAGAAAAGAAAATGGTCTATTATGATAGGAACAAAAATGAGAAGTCTGGTAAATATCTTTTTACTCTTGATTGGTCGCAAGAAGACGCGAATGTCATAGACGTAGGTTTCTCTCAGGTTTCTGGTCAGCATAAGTGCGGACACGTAATTGAATTGGATGATGGGAATTATGCCATTCAGCCAAACAATAGAGTTAAAATTTTTGAACCTTCTTTTATAACCAAGTGGAATCAGCATATTATAGATAGAAAACTTGGTACTAATTATTGGTCTGTTGAGAATCAACCAAGATGGATTCTATCAGACGATGATCGGTATGAATATGACATCAACGACACCAAAGATAAAAATTATAAAGAAAAAAAATAGTGAATTACAAAGAGAAATTATTATTGACTATGGATCAAAATACGGTATAATTATGATTCATACATTTAAAGATTTTTCTGTAACTTCTCACAAAAAGGGCTAAGATGCTAGACCACTCATATTCAGTATTCAGTCAAGAATCAAAAAAAGACAGCACAAATCGTACAATCTTTTTTGATGAGCCAGTAACAGTTGCCAGATACGATAAACAGAAGTATTCTATTTTTGAAAAACTAACTGATAAGCAGCTTGGGTTCTTCTGGCGTCCGGAGGAAGTAGACTGCCTACGTGATTCCAAAGATTTCAAAGCTCTCACTGATCACGAAAAGCATATTTTCACCAGCAACCTAAAGCGTCAGATCCTGCTTGACTCAGTTCAAGGCAGAGCACCATTGCTTGCCTTTGGTCCTATCTGTTCTCTTCCTGAGTTGGAGACTTGGCTGACTACATGGACTTTCTTTGAGACTATACACTCGCGCTCATATACTCACATTATCCGTAACATCTATGCTGATCCAAGCAAAGTGTTCGATGAGATGATGGATATTTCCGAGATTGTCGATTGCGCCAAAGACATATCCGAACATTACGATAATCTCCTTTACTGGAACACAGTAAATGATTATCAAGAAGTTGGACGTAATTCTCTTTACGAACACAAGAAAGCTTTGTGGCTTTGTCTAAACTCAGTCAATGCGCTTGAAGGCATTCGTTTCTATGTTTCGTTTGCTTGCTCTTGGGCTTTTGCTGAACTGAAGAAGATGGAAGGCAATGCCAAGATCATCAAATTCATTGCTCGTGATGAGAACGTTCACCTTGCGTCAACCCAAAACCTTTTGAAAATTCTTCCAAAGGATGATCCTGATTTTGCAACAATCAAAGAAGAATGCGCTGCTGAAGTTGAAGCAATGTTTATTAGAGTTGTCGAACAAGAAAAGTTGTGGGCTGATTATCTGTTCAAAGATGGATCAATGATCGGCTTGAACGCTCAACTGCTTGGTGAATATATAGAGTGGATTGCTCATAAGCGTATGCAAGCAATCAATGTTAATTCTCCATACAAAGGTGGATCTAATCCACTACCTTGGACTCAAAAATGGATCAGTGGTTCTGAGGTTCAAGTTGCGCCTCAAGAAACTGAAATTTCTAGTTATGTTGTTGGTGGTGTTAAAAAGGATGTCAACCAAGATACATTCAAAGGACTAACACTTTAAGAGGAAATAATGACTACCAAATTAGACTGTAACTATTGCGATGGAGAATTTGAAGTTGTACCACTAAACGAAATTGAAGAAGAACAAGTATGCTTCTGTCCATATTGTGGCAATGAATTAGATGATGAAGAAGAGGAAGAAGAATACGAAGAGGATGAATGGGAAAATTAATTGAGTTATGAAAACCCTTGGGTATATAAAGCAAAAATATTTGATTCAGATGAGATAGGCGACAACTACGGTTTCGTCTATCTCATCACAAATACAAAGACAGGCAAACTCTATATCGGCAAGAAATTCTTCTATTCAATGAAAACAAAACAAGTAAATAAGAAGAAGAAACGATTTAAAATAGAGTCCGACTGGAAGAATTACTACGGATCAAACGAAGAATTAAAGAAAGACGTAGAACAACTTGGTAAAGACAAATTTTTGCGTCAAATATTACATGTATGCAAAACTAAAGGCACATGCAATTACTATGAAGCCAAAGAACAGTTTGAAAGAAACGTACTAACAGAGGATAATTATTATAATAATTGGATCCAATGTAAGGTTCAGAGGACTCATATAAAGCATTGAAATCATTAGATAATTTTGAGCTTGACAATTATTCCTTTTGGCGGTATAATATATTGTAAAGTTGATGAAGGAATGAGACTATGACTACTATCGTCTATCTCCATGGGTTCGGCAGCAATAACCAGACCGAGAAGGTTGGTTTCCTTCGGGAAGCTTTCCCAGAGGCTTTTGTTGCTGCACCGAATATTCCACCCACAGCCCATGAAGCATACAAGACAATCAATCAGTTCATCACTGATCTGTTTGTGACCGACAATAATGTTATTCTTGTTGGTACCAGCCTCGGTGGGTTCTGGGCTCACTACTTTGGTTTTGAGTTCAACGTTCCCGTTGTCCTTATGAACCCTTCGCTCAATCCTAGCACTACCCTCAAGCGTTATGCGGACGGCAAGCCTACTCGTGTCGAAGGTTTCACCAGCGAACAGGCTGATGAATATGCGTACTACGAGGAGAGGCTGTATTTCGTTCCGATGAACGAACGTGTTGTCCTGCTTGAGGATGGCGATGAGATCCTTGACAGCTTCGCTACTTATAATAAATATAAGGGTAACAGCGAAGCTATTCTGATTCCTGGAGGCAGTCATAGGTTTGAACACCTTGACGTTCTCAAGGAACAGGTCAAGGGGATCATCGAGAATGAAGTCTTTTAAGGAATATTTGGAAGAACGATTTATCAATCTTATCGGCGATCATCCAGATAAAGATAAACACGCCGAGCATGTGTTCAGCATGCTACAAAATTCCTACAAAGACCAAGGCGGTATTCATGGCTCTGGGTTCAAATCCCCAGAGGATATGAAGAAGAACATTCCTATGTGGAAACTCGCCAAGAAAAATGGCAGAGTTGTCGCCGCAGCTTTATATAAAGACAAAGGTGGAAGAAAGCGTGTTGCCGTAGCTACTGATGGTAGCGAAGAAGGCAAGGCGCATCTTTCACGTATTATGACTGACGATATGACTCGCAACAGATCATACAGCGAGCAGTCGGGTAAGTCTCTTTCTTTTCTTAAGAAAAACTTGCCAGAAGGGCATCTTAAGAAGCTTGCTCTTACACACGAACATGTAAGAAATCTTTTCCCAGGTGAAGAGATTCGCAAACCCCCGAAAGATGACCCAGAAGTTCAAAGGCACCAAGATCTAGCCAATCACTTCTATCAAAGAAAGATTGGCGATGAATGGCATACTAAAATAGCTTTAGGAACTCCAGGCAAAAAAATAGCTTGACATTAAACTCTCTATGTAGTATAGTTGATAATGTGACCGATTGGTGTCACGAAAAACCTAGAGTCTTATGGCTCGACAAAATGGAGAGTAAAATTATGAAAACTACATATGACGTAATCAGTGCGCAAGATCTAATCCTTCAGACTATTTCTGGCAAAATTAATCCTGATCCAATTGGTCAGCGTCCTCCTGTGTCGCTTGGTCATGGTAAGAGTGTTGCGATTGTCAAGTGTCTACTTGATGGCTACAGCATCGGTATGATCACCCTTCGTGATATTTCTGGCAACAAGGAAATGGAAGAACGTTATCCTGGAGTCAAGTATCTTGTGATTGATGGCGGACATCGCGTTCGCGCTCTAACCCAGTTTTATACAAACAAATTTGTTATTGACAAGCTCTCGTATTCTATGAGAGAAGATCTTAATCTTTCGGATTTCAAGATTCCTGTTTGTATTACTGTATGCACGACTCGCGAAGCATCAGAAATCTTCAAGAATATCAATAAGACCACTGATGTTAATTTCATGGAAATGATTATGTCTGATGAAGAATCGGATGTTTGCCGTGAAGTTCGTTCTCGGACCAAGTTTTACAAAGAGTATGGAAATACTCCACATCCTTTGTTTACGCAGAGTCAGGTTAACCATGACAAGATTGTATCGACAAACTTTGACATGGAACCAAACCATCGCCGTAAGTGGGATGAGTATGTTCTGATTGCTATGATTCGTGCTTCTCAGGGTGGTCTGGTAGATGCTGGTGTTCCTGAGATTCAGAAGTTTGTTTCGAATGCAGAAGTCTCAAAGAACGTTCTAGAAATTACTGATAGGTTTCTTACTGACGTTCTAAATATCACAAACAATCGTGGTAAGAAGCTAAACACTGATGTTATGGCTTCGCTTATTGTGACTTGGTTTGGATATTATGGGATCAACAAGCAATTCCGAATCAAGGATTATGGTAGGTTCACCAAGAACTTTATCAGGGCTTATGGCGCTCTGACTGGTACAGCTGATAAGTCTCTCGATGATGTTATCATTGACTTTGGGTCAGAAAAGCATTTCGTCAAGGAATTCTATCGCAAGAATGCTAAGAATTTCTCAAACGGAGCAGTTCAGCGAAAGTGTTTTGAACTGATGCGCGAACAGCTTGGAGACGAGGAAATTATCTTCCGCGACGAAAAGCGTAGCCTAAGTACCAAGGAGCGAGAGGAGCGTCTTGCCATGCAGGGTTATATCTGCGCGATCGACGGCGAGCCTCTTGAACTAAAGGACTCTGTCTGGGGTCACGATACCTCTTGGGCTGAAGGTGGTGAACTGGAAGCTGGTGCTGTTATTCGTAAGAGCCATAACACTAAGATGGGTGGTATTACTCTTGATCAGTACCGAAATATCTGGAACAACATGAACAACATGAAAAATAGTGCTTGACATCCAGAAGTAAATAATATATAATGAGTAAAGAATTGGTCCCTTAGCTCAGCTGGATAGAGCAACAGCCTTCTAAGCTGTGGGTCAGAGGTTCGAATCCTCTAGGGATCGCCAAACTAGTAGGGTAAAATAATGAGAAACTTAGAAGAAAGATCGATCCGTTTGCTTTCTGAATATATTGATCGTCGAATTAAAGAAGGCGCAAGTCAGGAAGAGATGGACAAACTTTACGATGAACTAAACGACCTTAAAACTAATCATGTTATTGGTGAACTGTTGAACGAATAACATGAATGGAGGGGCTGGGCATAAGTGAGCCCAAGAGACTGTAAATCTCCCGTTTCGGCTGTGTAGGAGCGTTACCTACCCCCTCCACCATTATCTCTCAAGCATTTAGGGGCGATGCGTCGGTCTCCAAAACCGAATAGCGGGGTTCGAGTCCTCGGAGAGGTGCCAATTTGAAGGTCGGAAAAATGATTGAAGAAGCAAGAGAAGCAATTAAGAACAGCAGCAAAACTTCATCAGTGTATATTGGTTGTGATTCAGTTAGATTCAAAACTTCTAAAGGATTTTCAGCCCGATATTCTACCGTAATTGTTTTACACATGGATTCTAAAAGAGGGTGCAAACTCTTTCACAATACCGTTGTGCTAGATGATTATGGTAATTTGAAGCAACGTCTTCTTAATGAAGTTATGTTTGCAATCAATGCAGCGACAGAAGTGATTGATGTTATTGGTAATCGTCACATGGAAATTCACCTAGACATTAATACCAACACTAAACATAAATCAAGCGTTGCTGTAAAAGAGGCTCTTGGTTATGTTCGCGGCTCGCTAAATATGGAGCCTAAACTAAAGCCATATTCGTTTGCTGCTACTCATGCAGCGGATTATCTAACAAAGAATTGATGTTATGAGAGAACGTGTTCTTAAGATTGAATTAGAGTATGACTCAGCGAAACGACTGAATGAGATGGGTCTAAATGCCTTTGAAGAACTTGTGATGGCAACGATTCGCGCCCATCAAG